AAAGGTTTGCTAAAGTCGTCAGAAATTACAGGGGATACGGCAAAAGTTGAAAGTCTTGTAGCAGTAGCTGAAAGAGTTAGGGGAGCACTATCTACATAGTAAGCTTCTGTAGGGTAGTACTTTCCCTCTTCATCCGTTAAAATTACTCCCTGCTCTTCGTACGATTGTTTTGACGAGTATTCAATACGAAGCACGGCTGTTTTTCCAACAGGACCGCTTACATAGGCACTTGCTGAGTATCCTTTTGCAGGAAAGATTGCTTGCCAGTCTGAAACAAGGGCAGCAATGTCTGTAGATTTTGCAGTTATTTTAGCTACTGCGGAGCCAAATATTTTGGCTGTAGTTGGAGCAGTAAAACTTTGAACAATGTCCGCATTTAAACCTTGCCACCAACTTGTTCCTGAGTCAAAACTTGGATTTAAAATATAATTTACAGAGTCTGGAACAAGTTTTATGTCAATAGCTCTAGCGTCTTCGTAAGAATAGCTAGGTAAATACCCTGAGCTAGAGAATTCGTTAATAGCTTCTCTAAAGTCAAATTTATCAAAAATAAATTTTAAATTGCCTGCGGACGCAAAAATTGAGATAGTAACGTTTGCATAATAAGCATTATTTGGTGCCGTAGATACATTAGACCTAATTTCTTGCCAAGAAGTAGTAGTGGTTAAAGAAGGGCTGGCTGTAGAAGACGATATAGCGGTTCCTAAGCTACTAACCCAATCTATTTTTACAGAAATATCTCCTGAGCCCGTAAGGTGTCTTACCCAACCCTTAAAAACGTATTCTTTGCCCCCTACTACTGGAATTAAGTAGTTTGAAACTGGGTTTCCGATTAATTTTAATTCTCTAACCGCAGAGTTATTAACTACAGTTACTACTCCACAACCAACTTCTCTCATAGGCCACTCAGTATTTATCATTGGCGTTGTTGGAGGGGTTAGGGTAACTGAAAGATCAGATAAAGAAGTTAAGTATTTTTGATGAGTAATTGTAGCGTTTGTATTTGCAAACCCCCAACGACCAACCCCTTCTTCAAAAGAAGCATCGTTATAATCTAAAAATAAGTTTTTACCGGTACCTATTACGCAACCCCAGTGAGATAACGCGGTAACATACGTAGATATGCCTAACGGCGTTCCTTTTAAGCTGTTAATTGTATTTCCAGTTTTATATATGGATCTGTGATAAGTGTCGCCTAAAGAAGGTTCGTATAAAAAACCCAGCTCAGTTACTTTATTTTTTAATAATTTTGATGGGATTTTAGCTGGGTTAGTAGACTCACCTAGTAAAATAGCGTCTGTCTTAAGTTTATCGTACGCAAAACCGTATGCGTCAACTGTTTGTGCCAAGATACCGTCTTCAAAATCACCTAGTAGTTCTCCGGTACCTAAAGATTCGTTTAACCAAGCTGCAGGCAACCAACGTTTAAACTGGCTTTGCATATCACTTTGCTCAACAACATTTACGCTTGTACTACCACAATTTATCCACCTACTGTTTTCGTAGGACAAAATTTGATTAGACTCATTTACTTCTGCAGTAAATACCCATAAAACATACGTTGCTTCTTGGTTTGTTAAGAGAAAATCACTAGTATCTACATAGGTCAACCTAAAATCTCCAGGAAGTACGCCAGAGTCTAAAATTTCTCCTACATATGGGTTATCTGGTACTCCAGAGTAACTTCTTACTAGTCTCCATCTAACTGGGACATAAGGAATATCTTCTGGGTCGCTAATAATAGACTGCCAAGTTAACGAAACAACTTTATAATCGTACGCCCAACCAAAAATATTAGATGAGTAATAAAGACGGTTACCTTCTAGTTCACCGTACTTGGGTATTCCATAAACACCAAAACCATATTTAGCCATGTGTATTGTCCCTGTGGTTGCTTACATTCCTGCAAGTAAGAATGGATTAAACGGGTTTCCTTGAGCAACTGTGTTTGCAGCTTGAGCAGTGTTATTTAACGCAACATAGTCTGGACTTCCTACATAAAGAACGTTTGCAGTGTTTACTTTAGGAATACCATCAAAATTAACATTAAATCGCAAAGCTGCAGCTGAGTTTCTAGTTTCTAATAGGTTTGCAGATCCTGCGGTAGTCTGTATAGCTAATCCTACCGTACCCGACGCTGGTTGAATAGCATCTCCGGTTTTTCTAAAATAAGGTGCTCCGGTAACTCCATTTACCAAACCAGTCTCAATATTAGCCAATCTTGAAGTAAGGTTAGTCCAAGAGGTTGTTTGGCTAAACGTACCTGTGTAAGTAGAGACTAGTACCTGGCTGCCCACAGTAAGGGCAATAGCTCTTACCTCATCTTGAAGGATGTTTACGTGGTCGGCAAAAACAGTGTCTACTAAATCAACTTTATTAGTAAACGTTCTTACGGAAGCGGGGTACTGTGCTGGCATTTTATGGCCTATCTGTTGGGTTTATAGTATTTTCTAACAGTTTACTGAGGTTGTCATGACAAACCTCCGGTCACAACAATGATTAAATTGGCAGTTGGAAGGGTTGCTATGCTTCCCGCGGGTAATGTAACCCCAGGATTTGCTACAGACGAAGTATTGTCAGTATTAAATTTACTTGCTGATACAGAAACTACTCCCTCTACTCCTTGCGCTTTTGCAAGAAGAGCTGAAAAAGAAATTGTCTGACCAAAAGTAACGCCCTCATAGGAAAACAATCCTCCGGGATTAATAAACGCGGCTCTAATTTTTCTAGCTACGTCAGCATCCTTATACGTAGGCAATGCTGTTACCGCAAGAGTTACGTAAAAAGGCACGTATGTAGGTGGGATAACGGATAGGGAAGTTCCAGCTGGAATTTTAGGAGTTAGATAATCTTTTACTTCTTGAGCAAGATTATTCCAAGTAGACGTAGGCAAACCTCCGATGTTTCCTGGGGTAACTGATCCATCGTTTTGAGTTTGCAAATACAGGTTTACAGACGTGTATACAGATGCTGCGGCCTTTACCCTACCTACTTGAGGCACTAAGCTAGCTAAATTTTCATAGTCTGTAAGAGTGACTGCTCGTCTTTGAGAGGAAATAGCTTTTTTTATCTTTGAGCGTATTTGAGAGTTATCGTCTCCATCAGCGCCACCGTAGCTAGCACTAGGATTAGAAACTGACAAGAAACCAATTGCTTCTGGAAAAATGTTTCCTGGAATAAAAGTAACTTCTTCTACTGTATCTGGAGCTAGGTTTCCGCTAGCACCTACGCTTGTTTTGTACAGGGCACTAATTACTTGTCCTGCATTAGGGATAGCGCCGTTGATTCCATCTCCAAAAATTATAGAAACTGCGCCTTCTTCACTAACTTCTGTTGTAAATACGGTAGCTCTAGGACCGTACTCAAATAAAGAATCAACAAACTCCCATGGGGCAAAGGCTTCTCCCTGCCCTACGTACACTACGACCGAGTTGTCTACAATGTCTGTGTCTGGTAAAACTATTTCTTGATCAGCAGTACCTAAAGAAGTTCCTAAGTTAATTGGAAGGGGTTTATTTGTTGTACTGCTAATAAGGTCAGGCCTATCAGTGTTTACAGTTTTTCCTTCTCTAGCTAATAGAGTTACAGTATCTCCGGCAGCTACTTGAATAGCTCCCTCAATAGTTTCAAAAAATACTTCTGAATACTCTCCGTATTGAAGGATTGCAATGGCCTGAGTTCCTACTGGAATGTCAATAGCAGCGTCACTTATATTTGTAAACTCAAGTTCTACTTCTGCTGGAGTAGGACCAGAAAGCCTATATCCATAAAGTTTTCCAATATTGATAAGAGTTTGTCTACGAGCAGCCGTATCTATAGATAGCTCATTTGCAACTCGGTCTATGTAATAAGACATGACGTCACCCATATACGCAAATGACTCTAGTAATACTGTACCTAAGTCGTTAGGATCGTCTGCGGTCCAGTCGGTATTAGTGCGAACACTTACTAGATTTGTTAAGTCTGTTATTAAAGACGTATAGTCTCTAGATGTATAGTCTATTTGATTTGGAACTTCGTTAGTCATTTGTCATCACCTCGTGGTAGATCCGTCAGGATTTAAAGTAGTGCTGTATACAGTTACTGCTGTAGTAGAGAAATCAGGCAGTACAAAAGACAGGTTTACCTGCACTCTTCCACTGTCGTCAGTAGCACTAATCTCTATATTTTCAACAGTGAGCTCGGGCAACCAAGTTCTCATAGCTGTTCTTATAGCCGTTTCAATAGCTTTTGTTGCGTTGCCTTGAGTTTCAAAAAGAGCAGTGGCTAGATCTGTACCGTAAGTTGCCCGCATAGGTCGTTCACCTACAGAGGTAGACAACAGAGTCAACACTCGATCCTGATATATTTTTTCTTGGCTTGTTGTGGTATTTGCAACGCCAAATGGATCTAGGGTAAATGGGAACGTTATAGCTTTCATTTAGGTTCCTGTACTCCTATCCATACTGGTTCGTTAACTAAGCCCGCAACAAACATTACC